TCATCGCGCCTTGAAGAGCTTGGAAGAATGTTTCTTCTAAAGAGAAATCTTGTCTAGCCCAAGCAGATTGAATAATTGAGTTTGCGAACTCATCGATGAATTCTTCGCCAGCTTCACCCGCAGCCCCCCTAAGAATTTGACCACCTATTCCCACACCCGCTTCTTTGAAGGTGGAGGAAACAGCATCCTCCATGTATTTGAGAAACGCTTTATCCGAAGAAACCCGACCCACCATTCTGTCGGTTTGTTTCTTAATTGTTCTAAGACTGACTCCTGTAAGGACAGCACTCTCAAGACCACCATATTTACCACCACCTAGTTTTCCTGCAATCGCGGTTATGAGTCCAGTAGTTGTTCCAGCGGAAATCATGGACCCCCAAGCAGTGTCGTGAGCAACTTCCTTTACTCTTTCTTCACTCCAACCATCTACCCACTCTCCATTAACTTGATACCGTTGTGTGTAATCATCAGCAACGGCTTGGTGAACTGCACCATAAGTCATACTACCTGACCGCAAAGCGGCGACTCCAAACTGAGGAGTCGTGATGCCCAAAGTTTTTGCTAATTTGCTATTATACCCTTTATACGCAGTAATCATTTGGCGGTTGGACAAACCTTTAAATGAACCCGATGCCTGTAATCTTCGTAAGGCAGCTCCTGTGCTTTCTTTTACGGCTCTCCCCGCAACATCTCGCACCTGTTGCTTTAGCGCCGAATTAAAAGTGTTTTTGATTAGAGCTTTTGCCGAAGCGGTTGCCCCCTGCTTTAAAGTGAAGTAACCCGCTGCTGCTGCAACAGATGTTCCCCCTGACGGTATGGCGAATAGTCCTGCGGCGAGAGTAATAATAGCGTCTATAGCCATTGGAGCCACCTGCTCGGATGCTTGTTGAAAAAACCCAGCGTCTTGCCCGAAGATTTCTCTCATCTGATTTAGATGAGCTTGGTCTTTAGCGTTTTCTAGTAATCCCTCTTTACCATACTCCGCCCCAAACAATGCCCCCACCCCGTAATACAGAGTTGAAAAGCCCTGAGTAACACTCATGCCAAGCCCCTGTAACCCCAAGTTGGGATCTTCGTCAGCTACAAATTTTTCAACAATCTCTGCTTGGGTCAGACCATTTTGTCTCCCCTCCAACTCTGCGGTAACGAACTGTTCATCGTATTCTTTTCTTAGGATATCACTCCGAGTATCCGCCAATAGCTCGTTACTCGCCAACCTCTTCGCGTTTTCAATCTCTACCTCCTCGTCAGAAAAATCATTCTGCTTCAACGATCTCCTAAACTTCTCTTCATGCAGCATCAAAGCGGGTTGAATAAACGTCCCCCTATACTTTCGTCGAACAACATTTTGCGATAGGTCGTCATCATCTTCTTCATAGATGAGGGTCGAGTCGAGGGTTTTAGATCCATGCCCAGCTATCTCGACAACCATGTCATCAACAACATCTTCTAGAATATCTACACTAGCCCCTGTCTTCCTTGCAAGATCTTCAATAAGATCGCGTCGAGTTTGTTCTACGTCATCTTCAAACTCTTCCCTTAAGCCTTCAAACCTTTGATAGTCTTCAGAATATTTTTTTTCTTCATCGTCTCCGGTAGCCCAGTTCCAACTCTCTCTAATGTTAGAACCCATTGAAACGAATACTTCCCCCGTAGAATCCCAACCCTTATCTGCCCATCCCCAAGACTTATCTTTACCCAGTGCAGTAGCCAGTGCCTCAAATCTAGCCCTAACTTTTTCATCTTTAAGATCTGTGAAGTCCTCTTTTAAATCTACAAACTCTTCAACTTGGGCTTGCACTCTTTCTCGTATATCAACCTCATATGCCATCAAGCCGCTCTTATCTTTTTGAACTTCTCTTGATTGCCTAAAGGCAAAAATATCTCTAGGAACTACACCAAACTTACTTCCTTCTTTTAAGATCTCCGCTTCCGATAAACTTTCATCCATCTTTCCACCAAGAAAGACACGCTGACCACTTTTGTTGAAGTAAACTCCAGCCGACAACTCATCATTTTCATACAGCTCTGTGATATAGTTCTGCCTCTTTTGACGAGCTATCTCATGCACCTCCGCAGCATCTAGATCTTCCGGCAGTTCTTGTCCTGTCTCTAACGCTTTTGCGTATCGCAAAATCTTCTCTTGCTCCCCATCCTCGAAATCCATCGCCTCCATCCCAACACCCATGTTTTCCGCAACAAACTGGACATCTTTTTGATTTGATGGAAGAACCTCCGAATACTGAATGATAGCTTCTTGAGCCTGTTGGTAATTAGACTGTGTTAATATACCCTTCTTAATAAGAACATTCTCAAAACCTTCTTGGAACTTTTTCTCAGTATCTTCGTTATATTTGCCAGCCGCAATATATTCAAGCCGAAGATTATCTAAGTGTTTAGTTCTACCCTCCAATTCATTTTCAAAGGGGTTTTCTGTAGCCCACACACTATATGGAGTGGGGCTAAATGGCGCTGTTGTTTTAGGTTCGCTTGGGTCCGACATAGCAGAAGCAATATGTTAGGTATTAGTTTTTATTAGGGAGTGTTATTCAACTGCCCATAATGTCCTCTGGATCTGGATCTCCTGTAGGAGTTACTGTAGGGGTTCCTGTAGGGGTTCCTGTAGGATCGTTGCCCATCAAAAATTTATTTCGCTTCCTACGTTTTTGCCCGATATCTCGTAAGGTATTAGAACGGATTGTTTGTAATTGTTTTTGTAGTGCAGCAGCAACATCTGAGACATTCTCTGGGACTTTGAGAGACTCCCCATTCGGAAGTATAAGACCACCATATGAGGCTTCAAAATCTACGTTACTGTCCTCATTCAACTTTTTATCGACTGCTACTTGTCTAAGAAGATCTTTCACTTGCTCAAGAGTTGTCTCCGCAATGGCTACCTCATTATTAAATATTTGAGATTCCCTAGACTCTCGTTCTTTTTTCTCCTGTTTCTCACGGTCCTCAATATTTTTAGTTACCGCAAAACCAGCGTTCCTAAGATTAGCTCTTTCCCTTGCCGTGAGTTTTTTACCCCCAGCAGAATCTGGATCGCGATAAGATTGTCTCAAGTCTTCGACTTGTTCTTCCGACTCCATTCTAAAAATAGTATTAGCATCTAATCCTGTCGTGTCAGCAGCTCTCCTTCGCTCTTCTTTTCTTCTTAGATTGCGAGATAGTTTTTCATTTCTCTGCTGCATCTGAGACCCAAGGTATCTACCCGCTGCGAGTAAAGATTGTTGCGCGACTTTGCTATTAGCGAACGTGTCGGCGTTTTGCAATTGGATAAGACTTAGTTGTTCTTGCCGCTCAAAAGGATTAAGCTGGTCGTCTTCAACGGTCATTTGAATTTGACCCAATAGGTCTTCGGCTCTTTGGTCCGCTTCCCTCTCATCACGAAGCATTCTTTTTCTTTGCTTGAAATCAAAAATGCTCGTCTCGTATGCAAGATCAGCAGCTCTTTCTTGCCTTAGTTGTCCCCGCAACTTGATCATCAAGTCAAGTTGGGGCATGATCTGTTGATCAGCTTTCGCATTTGCGAATGCAGATTCTGTTCCCGTAAACCCAAAGGTGTTTCTTTCGGGTGCGATGTCTCGCTCAAAATTAAATTCAGACATTATCGGCGGCGGTTGCGGCGGTTGTTATTAGATCCAGCTCCTAGAAGCTGCCGAAACTGCTGAACAAGGTCACGATTCCCCCCGTTACGATTTCCCCCGTTACGATTTCCCCCGTTAAAATTTCGCCTGTTACGATTTCGCCCACCTCCTCGGAGTTCTTCGTCCGATAAGCGGATTAATCGTTGTGTATAACCATCGTTCATACTTCGTATTTCAGCAGCGGTAGCTGCATCCCTATCCATCTTAGCTCGCAGCTCTGGTGTCATAATTGCGGGAGCGGAAGCTTCTGGTGAACGGGCATAGTCTAATGCGACAGCTTCTGCTGCTCTACCAAACCCATCTTTTCGTAACCGTTTAGCTAGTCTTAGTTTCCCTTGTCTTGAGTAGACGTTCCTCTTTTCCCCAACGCGACCCCCACCACGACTGTTAACCCTAGCAAAGAAGTCATCATAATCAGCTTTCTGTTTCGCTCTTTTCGCATCTCTATTAGCTTGCATTTTTTCTATCCTCGACCCAACAAAATTCCTACGCTCTTCAAGGATCTCACGATCCATTGCCCCTTCGTCAATCCCAAAGTCCCCGTCAGGATCAATACCCATTTCTCTAATACGACTTAGTTCTGCCTCCCGCGCATCAGGATCTCTCAATTTAAAAGCGTTTGTTATATCATCCCTCAAACCGACCCTTCTATCCAGCGCCTTCTCTGCTGAAAGAGATTCAATCGCCCTACGATCCAAGTTATTTAAGAACTTCCGGTCCTTTTTCCTAATAGGTTTTTGCTCATCAAAAGCGGAGATTAATCTCTGAGCGCCTTGTGAAAACCCAGAGCCGATGCTTTCGGCTGCCTCTTTTCCGCCCGTTAAAAGATTTTGCAGGAATGACATAGTTTAAATTTAAGGTATTTTCAAGAGAAAGTCAATCAATGAGGGTAGTCTCACTGTTCTGCAAAGCACTACTTAAGTTTTTTATAGTAGTCCTCCGGTGAGGCATTACAGAATTTGATGTATCAGGGGGATCAACCGCAACTAAACCAAGCCGCTGCCTAGCACAATCTAGGGCAAGAAACGCTGCGTCAGCGAGGTCTGGACTCCTTCCGAAGCGAGCTTTGAACTCCGGTTTAGATTCAATCTTCATGCGGAGACTCCCACTCTTCACCATGTCGTAGTTTCTTGATGTCATTTCTTGAGCTAGTTCCGACTCAATCCCAAAGATTTGTTTGGTTCGCATCAATTCTTTTCCCACAAACCATAGCTCCGACACACGATTGACATACAAATCAGTCCCGACTTTAGAGCTATTTGCGCTAACACGCTTGTCACTAGCCTTTCCGCCAAAAGAAATCCTCATAAATTTGTTTGACCACTGTCCAGCAAGCACATCACAGAAAGGCGCTCCAGCACCCGTGGCATCCACGCTTAAATTCTCTGGTAGCACACCGTGCTTCTTACATTCTTTCTGGACTTGCTCAACGATTTGATAGGTTCGTGGAACGGCTTTATTTGTGGCATCGTCATTTAAATGAATGATTTTTCCAAACTCTATAACATACTGACCAGTAGTGTCATACCCACATTTAGCTAAAGCTAGACACGTTCGATCACCCCCATTGGTGAAGCTCGGGTCCAGACCCGCTAGATTTACGGTGTTTCCCTGCCAGTTCACTTTATTCAAAGCACCACTAGAAGTCAGTTCATTTTCTGTGTAGATGCCAGTGGTTTCGTCGCTATCAAAAAATACTGCCCGAACCATTCGCATATACCCCCGACTCTCAACCCCCAATAGCGCCTTATCTTCGTCAAGTTTTTCTTGGGTGGGGAGCCACGGATATATAACCTCTCCAGCTATAATGTTTGGTGATCTCTCGCCATCTAGTCGAATGTATTTGCCATGCCATTTTGTTTCCCATTCGTCGGCAGTATTTGTATCGACACTATCCCAACCGTCTTTTGGAGTGGACCATATTCCAAACGCATCAAATCTTGAGTTGGGGTTACTCATCCCGATCATCTGGAATGAGGGGTTTTTAGACAGGTTTGTGAGACCAGCGTTCAAAATAGCTTCTGACAATTCTGATAATTCGTCTCCGATAAGGATCACCCTCGCTTGTTTTAAACCAATGAATTTGCCAACAGCTTCTTTAGTTTTACTCTTCTCCGCTGAGATCAAAGACAACCCCGCCCTCTCAATGAGTGTTCCTTTCTCATTAACGTAAGAGGCACTTCCAATTGAATCGCGTATCTTGATTGGTGCGCCCTCAATCACGGTTAGGAGAGACATCACACTACCCCAGATTCGTTTTCGAGCTTCACGAAGCGTGGTCGAAGTCATAAGAACAAGCGTGTCTTGAGGTTGGGACAACCAATTTACGATTCCCCAAGCAGCCATAATATGAGATTTTCCTGACGAAGCACTCCCTCCAATCGCGAGGTATTTGTTTTCGAGTGCTGCTTTAATCATCATTTCCGCCCAAGGGTGGCGAACGCATAGTTTGTCTGGCAATTCATCGTGATTCCACAACTCATCGCAGATCCTCCAAAAGTAATATTCTTTAGCAACAACCGATTCATGGTTAGCGAACCCGTAAAGAAGTGCGGTTATTAGACTAGTGGGAGGAAGCTGAAAACCCCCAACGTCCATTTTCTTACTAGCCGGATCAATTCTGGGTTCGAGTAACTGCTTGCTCCTTTGTTCTTTTAAAGCCATAATTATTAAAAACAATAGAACAGAAAAAAATGGGTATCAATTCCAAACAAGACATTCAAGACCGAGCCGTCCAACTTTACAATTTAGATTGGAAAACCAGTTCTATTGCCAAAGAGTTGGGGGTTCATGCGGGGACGGTGCGAAGATGGTTCAAAAAGAAAGGAATTCCAGCCAGAAAAAATGGGTTGGATATGACTGTTAAGACCGAAGACAATGACACAAATGAAAAACCTGTCGATGAGTTAGGTGATAAAATTGAACAGAACTTGGAGAACATGACTGACGAAGCTGTTCTCAGAGCGAAGCACGATGCTCGCTTAGAAGAAGATGAGACAATGATGGAGATCGCTGAAAGTCAAAGTAGTCCCGCTGAGAAATATCAGCACTACATCGCAGCAGCCGGAATTAAACTTCTTCGGGACAACATGAATAACTTAAAAGGCCCAAAGAATGTCCGAGAACTTTCGGAATTAGACCAGCTTATCCGGCGGAACTTAGGTCTTAACTCTAAGACAGGAGGAGGGTCGAGTAGAATGCAGATTGATATTTCCATTCTAAATAATAAAAAAGCGGATAGGGGTAATGGAACTGTAATAGATATTGAATCCAATGATAAATAACTTTGAAAACTTTTCATGGGACTATAACCCCAAGAAAGACCCTTATCATAAAAGGTCTCTTACTTCAGATGATTACAGAGAGACTGGTTTTGCCGAAGTAATATTCTTCCATCAGCTTGAAGAAGCACTAGTTGGTATTGTTGAATTAGCGACTGGTCCTCCCATAGCCTGTTATAGTAGTTCTATCGCAAGCACTTTACTGCAAGAAGAGCATGGACTTACGGAACAAGATGCCAAGTTCGCCCTTTCTCAGCTTATTGATGCCGACTTAGGACCGAGTGCGCCCTGTTTTTTAGACACTAGTATTGTAGAAAAGTAATGACCTTATTTAAAAAGAAAGAGCTTGTTAGTGATCCCAAGGTAATCATCAGGAAAGAAGATTATGAGAAGGATGATTTTTACTTCACGATAAAGCAACTTGAGGGATCGTTCTACCGAGTCAATCCATCGAACGCAAAAGAAGTTTTCTTTTTACAAGCCTTACCAAAAAATGTATTTGTCTACGCTCCCGCAGAAGGGAACGGCTTAATAATTACTTTGAATTTGTTTTGATAATCGGAATTGATAACGGACTAGATGGGGGTCTCTGTGCCGTTTCTAAATTTGATGGGTCTGTCATAGACAAGATCGCGATGCCTACGAAGTGGGTGGCTAAAAAAAGAGAGGTAGATACTCGTGTTATTAAAGAATGGATTCTCGATCTGAACACTCCTTTCACAATTGCTATCGAAGAACCCCTCGCTCATGCAAAGAGTTCCCAAGCAGTAAGATCTATGGCGCTTTCTTTTGGTAAAATTGTAGGTATGGCTGAAGCCAACGACTATGATGTCCAAAGAATTTCGGTCCACAAATGGCAAAAGACCATGCTAGGTTTTAGACCTAAAGGAATGACTAAACAAGTTGCTCTCGCTAAAGCTGAAGAACTGGCTCCCGCAGAGTGCTGGCTGAAGAATAAAAGATGTCGTAGACCCCATGATGGAATGGTTGATGCGTTCCTTGTTGCCCTTTATTACAGGGGTGTGCAAAAAAATTGAAAAAACTTATTGACCAAATTTCTGGTCTGCCCCACAGTCCGTCTGATGAAAACACCAGACCATGCTGACAGAGGACACGCAGAGTTCTCCCCATCGTCTCTAAAATACTGCGCGGGATGTGCGGGATATAAAGGTCGCGAAGGAACCAATCCGGCGGCGGAGATGGGAACTCGCATACACGAAGCCATCGAAATTTTAGATCCCTCCAATCTCCAGAGTGAACAAGAGATTTCAATCTACGAAGAGATCATCGCAGACCAAACAGAGTATTT